GCTTGAGGATTCATATATTCCTGTTGGCAGATAGAAGAAACAAAAGCATTTACTCTTTTTAAAACATCAGCGTTCTCAATATTATGAGCACCAATGTTAGAGTCCTCAGCCGAATTAGCAGTAGATGTGCCTACACCAATGTCGTTGTGGTCCTCTTTAAGCATTTGTTTAAATGTTTTCATTTAATTTTCCTCTTACTTATATTTATCTGATACTTTTTTGTTACCATCACTTCGGGGTATCAAACCCTTAGCTTTAAGATGTGCAATATCTGTAAAACCAGCCTTACCTGCTTTGTGCCTTTTCATAGCGTCAGCAGTATTAGGTGGTGTTTCTTTCAAAACATCTTCCTCGAAATCGTTTAAGTTTTGTTCTTTTACAAAGTTCTTAAATTGTTTCATTAACTTGTCGCTATGTTTAGCGCCTCTGCTTTTTGTTTTGGCATTTCATTCTTACTCTCTGATTGTAGAATTAACTTATCAATTTGTTGAACAGCCCCATGAACAGCATTTAGATTACTTTTCATTTGCGCCAGTTCACTATCAACTTGTTTAATTCTTGAGCTCAAAGCTTCAAAATCTTTTACCAAAGTTTCTTTTTCTGATTTCAATTCATCAATTGTTATAGACATATTATATCTCCTCTATTAAGCGATTGTTGGTACATTACCACCAATTACATACCATTTTGAATTTTTAAATAAACATACTGCACTTTCGCCTGGGCGTCAAGTGTAATAGTTGAATTTGAAAAATTTGCTGGTGTAATTGTGATTGCGTTTGTACCAGATGTAGATGTATTAACTATCACCTTAATCTGACCATCAGTACCATCTGCCATAGCACATGAGTGTGTAGCTGATGTTGCATTAATTTCAGTTATAGCTGAGGTTACATCTACTGCTGTAGTTGTAGAACCGTCTGCTGTAATTGTTTGAGAAGTTTGTTTTAAACCAAGGTAACTTGGAATGTTATTGAAAACATCTTCCGCTGTTACTTTTTTATTTATTGGTGTGTTGCTTGGGTCATCTACTACATGAAACAAGTCAACGCTTGCTAAATTATCGCCTAAATCTGTTAAGGCGGTGATTTTCTTATCTGCCATTTTTATCTCCTTGTTAACCCCATTCGGGGAATGCTACTCTGTGCATATACACAGACCACTTTATTAATATACTTATATGTATAAGGGCACCCGAAGGCGCCCCTATAAATTATTTTATTACGCTGGGTTTGCTAAAGCAACCAAGCATTCGTATTTAACTCTTGAGCCATTTGTAAACTTCAAATTCCACCCCATGTGAGCAGCACCTGATGGTACTTCACCTGAAGCGTAGTTAAATAAACCTACTGTCATACCAGCAATAAACTCATCTGCTGTATTATCTTCAAATAAATTTGTTCTATTTGAAGCTGTAGGTGCATTATTTGTTTGCAACTGTGTAGCAGCCCATAAAGGTGCTCCAGCAGCTGAATCTGCACTTGACCAACTTGACATATTATTCTCTCCCTTTTAAATGTTAATAGGTACTCAATAGGCCTTTCGGCCTTTCTATATAGTCCTACTATTTATAAGGGAAATTATTTAAAACCGAGTTTTTTCAACTCTGCAATAGTTTGAGAAGCTGTCTTAAATGTGATACCTATACCACCTCTTTGATTAAACTCTTTTGTATTTTTATCGTAATCGTCAATCAAAATGGTATTAGGTCTTGCATAATTCTTTTTTTGACTTCTCATAACAAGATTAATTTTATCTCTTGTTATTCCAGTATTCTTCATAGCCCATTTGGTTTTGCCTGGAATGCAATTAGGGTCATGTGCATGTTCTACATATGCACTTAATATATGTGGGTTATACTTCTTTACAAAAGCAAAGAGTTTTTTACCCTCTGCTAACCATGGTCCGTCAGACCAAAAGTCTTTCTTTGCAATGATTGGATCCCAACGCTCTTTTCTTCCAAGCTTAGTCCATTGGTCAATTGTAAGACCTGTAGTCTTTTCAATGTTCTTTACAAAGTCGAAAAGGACGCCATCCATATCGAGATATATTTTAGGTAAGTTATTCATAGTGTATCCTTTTCTTATTATGTGTATATAATAACATATTCCTTACCATTTGGCAACAGCTTTTTTCGCTTTTTTTGAAGTTTTTTTTGAAGCCTGGTATGACTATTTTTGATAGTCTACCTTAGGTTCTGTTTCAACTTTAGTTTTTGCACTTCCGACTAAAGTTTTACCCTTTTTTTGTTTTTCTGACTCATCATCCGATTCGCCACTTTCAGGCTCATTAGTAGAGGCGTCTTTATCTTGTGCCTTCATATACTTCGCCTTTTCTTTGATAGCTTCTAAATCGTCAGCAGCTGTTGACCATAGAGTATTAACATCTTCTTTTAACTTCTCTATATCAAAACTTTCTTCTTCGGAGTTTTTCTCTTTTGCTTTAATTGCTTTCTGTAAAGCAGGTGGTAATTTTTCTTGGCCTTTAGTTAACTCATCAACTTTTGCCTCGCCTTTACCTTTATACATTTTATCTAACTTATTAAAAAAGTCTTTCTTTTCCATATCAGACATTGCGCCGATACCTTTACCAGTCTTTTCTAATTCTTTTTTAAATAAATCTTGGTAGGCGTTGTCTTTTAAATGTTTTTGCATTTCTTTAACGACTTCGCTCATGCTACCACTTTTACTNTCTAAATAACTCATCTTTATTCTCCTTTTACTTTGGCAGCTAAGTCTTTGTCTGCACCACCCCAGGTTCCTGAGGATTTTGTTACAAATGAATTTACACGAGCAAATGCCCATTGGTGCTGACTAGCACCTGGTCTGTGTCCACCTTTCCAAGCGGCCATTCCTCTATCGTAAACTTTTTTTAATATTGAATATGGCATACCAGATTTATCAGACTTCTTTTTTAAAGCTGCAATCTGTTCGAATTTCATCTTTGCCAAATCGTGTTGTGTTTCTTCTTTTTTAGGTTTCATGCCTGCCTTTTTCATTCTCTCTAAATCAGATAATGTAGGGGCATTTTCTTCAGCCTTAACTGTTGCACCATAAAAGTTTTTAAGGTCTGTAGCATACTTGTTAAGGTCATCACCTTTACCATCTACTTTCATTACTAAACCTTTTGCATGAATAGTAAAACCATGTTTTGCTAAGTCTGTTGAAGCTTTCGCCATTTTGTCCATAGTTTTAAAAGTAACAGTCATCTTTTTAAACTCTTTGATTGTTTCTTCTTTTTTCATACCCATTAGTTTATCAGCAATCTCATGTCCTTTTTTGATTGTCTTTTTATCTAATGGTGGCTCGTCATTGTATTTCTTTTTAGCAGTTGACATACCAATTGCATATGCTTTGTCTTTAGCCATTTCATCTAATTGTTCATTAGTTCTTTTTAAAACCTTTTGAACATCAGGATGATTTGATAGTCCTTTTGCAATCTTCTCAATTGCCTTAACAGCACCTGAATAGTTACCACCTTTGTATCTCTTATCGTTTGCAACACCATAAGCCATTTTGATTTGTTGTGTAGTATATTCTACCATATATTGTTCAAAATGTTCAGATTGTTGCTTACTCATTTTATCTTTTAAATGTTTGTATGCAATACCAACTTGTAGTAAAGGTTCGCCTGTTTCAGGATTTACTAACTTTTCAGTTTCCTTTTTAACAGTTTTTGCTTTTTCTGTTTCTGCTTTTTGTTTTAGTTGAGCAATCTCAGCGTCTTTCTTTTCAAGTTCAGTCTTTAACTTTTCTTTATCGTCTTCTTTAGGTTCTTCTTTTACTGACGGTTGCTTTTCTGCCTCGTCATCTTTTTCTTCACCTAAAATAGCTTTAACATCTCTAACATTTAATTTTAATTCTTTTGCAATCTCGGCTGCTGACTTACCAGCTTTTACCATTGCGTCAATCTCTGACATTCTACCCTCAGCCATATCTTCTTTAACTTGTACAATAGAAGCTGCCATATCACCTGTTGCCATTGATACTTCACCGTTTGCTCTTTTGTATAAGAAAAATCTTGCCATACTAGGGTTGCCATCAGGATACATTGTTACTTTATCTGTGTTGTATTTTGCACTTCTACTTTTACTCTTAACAACAAATTTTTTAACAGTTGTACCCGACATAGTTGAATTGTAAGTGATAGTCATTGTATCACCTTTTTTCAAACTATCAAATTTTTTACTATCAATTTTACCCTCTGTAATTTCTAGGTAATCTTGTGTAGCTTCGTCAAGTATTTCTACTTCTTCTAAATTTAATTTTACACCTGCTGGTCTAGGGATACCTTTTTGTATCATCTTTGACATAGCCATAACAGATAAGAATGGAATATCTGCTTTGTATATATCTTTTAGACCACTATCTGGAATGTTTTTAAACATTAATGATAGTTTGTTAGCATTTGCAACTGAAATCTTTTTACCTCTTAATACTTCATACTCTTTTTTAAGTCTAGCAATTTGAGATGTACTAAAGTTTTCTTTTACTAACTCCTCGTTTTGTTGACCTGGATTATGTGTTAGATAATCTGAAACTGAAGAAATGTAATCTTTTGCTTTTGTAATTTTAGATTGTACCCAAGCTTCTAATTCATCTGTGTCATCTGATTTAGTTGATAGCATATTAGCAAGTTCAGTAGCTTTTGCGGAGATAGCTTTGAGTTCGCCTTGTGCCATAGAAATTTCATGGTCGCCTTCTTCAACTAATTTAGAAATCACATTAATGTTTGCGTGTTTAATTGCAAGCTGTGTTGGAATATCTAAATCTTTAATCATCTTTCTTATGGCAGGTGTGACATCTTTTGCTGTCTTCATTGCCCAAGTTTTTTTGATGTTATTAATTTGTGTATCGGACATCTTTGATTTTAAATAATCACTAGGTCCTGATTCTTTTATTTGTGGGTTTCTTACTTGTTCTAGTAAGTCACTCATTCTTTGTCTGTATGCCATATTAGTTGTCTACCTTTGCTCCGCTTCTCCATTGATAACAAGACCAATATCTAGCTTTAGTTTTTGGACCAGGATTTTCACAATTGTGCCTGGCTCTGAATGATTTTCTACGATTAGGGTCATCTCTTTT